AAGCACCTTCCAACCGAAGATCGCTTTCAAGACTCGTTACGGTCTACAAGCCAATCCTTTTGTTACCACATCTGCTGGTATCGGTTCTGCTAACAGCAACCAATACTTCCGCAGCATTCGTGTTGGTAGCATCAATGTTGGTGGTCAGAGCTAATCTAATTAGTTCATAAACACTTTAGAGGAGTCCTTCGGGGCTCCTCTTTTTTTTATAAATACAAACATGGCGAGACTTACAACAAATTTCAATTTTCTTTCACCAACTGGATTTCGTCTTACGATCAATAGAAATCGATTTGCGAACGTTGAATACTTTATTACAGGATTTACGATTCCATCAGTAACTATGGGTGAATCTGCTCAAGGATTTAGAGGTCATACCGCATTTCAAACGGGTGATACTATTGGATATGATTCTCTTTCTCTTCGTTTTGCAATCGATGAAGACATGAAGAATTATGCCGAAATCTTTGATTGGATGGTCAATAATCGCGAAGTTGGTTTGGATTTTTCAGACATGATTCTTACTGTTCTGTCAAATCATAATAATGGAAATAAAGAATTTCAGTTTCAAGATGCGTTTCCAACTTCTTTAAGTGGTGTTGAATTCACCACACAGGCAACAGATGTAGAATACTTACAAGCCGACGTTACATTTAGATACAGCGAATTTCGTATTATAAAGTAATAAATAGTTTTATATGATGACACTTGATGAAATCCTTGCGATGTGGAAGAAGGACTCGCAAATCGATACAGTATGTTTAGACGAGGCAAGTAAAGAGAACTCGAAGAATCACGCAAAGTATCTGGAGTTGCATAGTATTATTAAGTTGCAACTCAAAAAGAAAGAGATGGCTCAAAAGGTTTTGTTGCGTGATAAATGGTTACACTTCTCCGGAAAACTTCCAAAGGAAAAGATCGACGAATATGGTTGGGCGTATGATCCGTTTGATGGAATGAAGGTGATGAAGTCAGACTTTCACTATTTCTTTGAATCCGATGAGGAGCTGCAAAAGAGTGAAGAAAGGATTGCCTACCTCAAAACTGTCGAGGAAACTCTTCGAGAGATCGTTGACAACATTAAGTGGAAACACCAATCCATAAAAAATGTTCTTGAATTTCAGAAGTTTACTTCTGGTATGTGATGATAAAGGTCTCAAAGGAGAACGAAGCGAAGTTGATCATCGAGTCGGATGATTCCGGAATACTTCGCGAATTGTATGAGTATTACACATACTATGCGGATGGATACAAATTCATGCCAGCGTATCGTAATAAGTTTTGGGATGGAAAGATACGACTCTTCGATCTTCGAACACAGCAACTTCCCTACGGTCTTTTGACTCAAACATTAGACTTCGCAACAGAACGAAGATATGATATCAACGTTGACGAATCCATAAGGTTTTCATGGCCGAAAAAAGATGATCTCAAAAAATACATCGAAGAATCTCATATTTCTATCAACGGCAAGTCTATTAGTCCTCGCGATTATCAACTGGATGCCTTTATCCACGCTGCTCGTAATAAAAGATGTATTCTTCTATCTCCAACAGGATCTGGAAAATCTCTTATCATATATCTTTTGGTGCGTTATTTTCTCGACAATTCCAATAAGGGATTGATATCATTGATCGTTGTTCCGACTACATCTTTAGTAGCTCAGATGTCAAAGGACTTTGCGAACTACTCCGCTCTTGATGATACCTTTGATGCCGAATCGGAGATACATCAAATCTACTCCGGAAAAGAGAAGTTTAACTTTGACGCATCGGTTGTAATTACTACATGGCAGAGCGCAATCAAACTGCCTGCTCAATGGTTCTTTCAGTATGGCATGGTGATAGGTGATGAAGCCCATACATTTAAAGCAAAGAGTTTGACTACGATCATGAATCGATTAGTCAATGCAGATTATCGTATCGGAACTACCGGAACACTGGATAATGCGATAGTAAATCAGTTAGTTTTAGAAGGTAATTTTGGGCCACAGTATAAGGTGACAACCACAAAGGAACTGATCGATTCAGATACTCTTGCTCAACTAAACATCAATTGTCTCGTTTTGAATTATCCAGTCGATTCACGAAAGATTGGTAAATCATTGAAATATAAGGACGAGATCGACTACATCGTATCCTACGAGAAGAGAAATAAGTTCATTGTAAACCTTACGTGTGATCAAAAGGGTAATTCTCTGGTTCTTTACAATCTCGTACAGAAACATGGTAAACCTCTCTATGAGCTCTTTCAGGATAAGGTAAAGGGTAAGAGAAAGGTGTTCTTTGTATCAGGTGCAGTCAATGCTGAGGAAAGAGAACGAATAAGAGAGATCACCGAGAAAGAAAAGAACGCAATTATAGTCGCATCTGTTGGTACATTTTCCACAGGTATAAATATAGTTAATCTGAATAACATAGTGTTCGCATCTCCAACAAAGTCTCAAATAAGAGTTCTACAATCCATAGGTAGAGGACTAAGAAAAACTACTGATGGAAAACCAACTACTGTTTTTGATATAGCTGATGATCTTTCTTGGAAGGGAAAAAAGAACTATACTTTGAATCACGCTATAGAACGCATAAAAATTTATGCAAAGGAAAAGTTTCAAACAAAAACATACGAGGTGCCAATATGAACGTTGAATGGAAGGCAATCTTTGATGCTCTAATGGAAGGAGCAGATGATATAAAGATCTATTCTTATCGGTTGAATGATGGAAGTTACATTATGGCTGAGGAATTAGATTATGATCCTTACTTTGATATTCTTTTTCTCGATCTTCCGGTCTTGATCAACGTGAAGAGAAATGGATCGATTGCATTAATCAAATGGATGTTTCAATCTGAATATGAGGAAGAGAATCTTCCACCTCAGCCCATAGAACTTCAATGCAATAAGATCATAGCGAAGACAGAAGCTCCGGTCACACTGAAGAAAGATTACCTTAAATTTAATTTCTTAGATAAATTGCATGGATCATTGGATGAAGATGAGTTTGAATCTATGGTCGATGAAGTAAATTCCTATCATCTTGATAAGAAGGATTCTAGTAGTGATCCTACTATTGATCCTCTCTTGGATATGTATCATAAGAGATTAAAATATCCCGATCAGAATTGATTCTATTCCTTTTCTTTGTGATACTTTGAGTATTATACACTTTAATAAAAAAGTTGTCAATATAAAAAATTATTTTATTTACATTTTTCCATATTATGTTATATTAGCCTTATATTATGAAAGTAAAAGCCAAGGACAAACCACACTATGTAAACAATAAAGAATTTTCTCAGGCAGTAGTTGACTATGTAAATCAAGTAACTGAAGCAAGAGAAAAGAATAATGATGATCCTAAGATTCCGGAATACATCGGAAGTTGTTTCCTGAAGATCGCAGAAGGACTATCACGAAAACCAAACTTTATTGGTTATACATATCGAGAAGAAATGGTCATGGATGGAGTTGAGAATTGTATCAAAGCCATTATGAATTACGATGTTGAGAAGGCAACACGAACCGGACTGCCCAATGCATTTGCGTATTTCACGCAGATTATTTGGTATGCGTTTCTTCGAAGAATTCAAAAGGAGAAGAAGTATCAAGACATCAAAGAGAAGTATATGGATCATGCAGATGTCGAGAACTTCGCTGATTTTGATAATGCGATCAATGCAGGTAGTATCATAGATCGTGTTCGTTTGAAGGCTCAACAGATTCGTAAAAGAGACGAAGAAGTAAAAGATCTAGCGAAGAAAGAAAAGAAAAAGAAGACTGCAAAGAAGAAGATCTTTCGCAAGTCAGGACTCGAACTTTTCTATTCATAATGGATTACGAAGCGTTTGTCTATCTTTGGTTCGATTCTAAGAATCGGATGTTCTATCTTGGGTTTCACAAGGGTCATGAAGATGATAGTTATACTCACTCATCGTCGATAATGGAGTCGTTTTCTAAAAAGAACATTCCTCCATACATGCGTCGTAGAATACTCGCAAGAGGTTCTTATGATGATATGGCAGCTCTCGAAGTGTCTTTGTTGGAAAATCGTAAAGAGAAATGTTGGGACAGATATTATAATGCCAAATTCGCTGTATTCCCACCACCTCCAATGTTGGGTGAAGACAATCCGAACTATATTGATGGACGATCCAAAGATCCTGAAAAGTTACGAGAGTCTAATCGAGAGAGATCTCGAAAGTGGCGTGAAAAATATCAAGAAAAGTCAAGAGAGTCATCCCGAAAGTATTATGAAAAGAATCGAGGAAAGATACTAGAGAAAAAACGACAATCTCATGCCAAAAAGAAACTAGAAAAGTCTTTACAAACTGACTCAAATAGTATAGTATAGATCTTTATGAAAATTGCGATTATCAATGATACGCACTTTGGTGTGCGTAACGGAAGTGACATATTCATGGATTACATGGATAAGTTCTTTACGAATGTATTCTTTCCTTATTGTGAGAAGAACGACATCAAGAGAATTCTTCATATGGGTGATTTCTTCGATCATCGGAAATATATCAACATCAAGGCTCTGAAACGAGTGGATGACTTTTTCACATCTCAATTAGAGAAGTATGATATGACGATGGACATCATTCCGGGCAACCACGATGTCTATTACAAGAATACAAATGAGCTCAATTCTCTTGAAGAGATACTCGGTGGAAACGAACGGATTCGAATTCACATGAATCCTGTTGATGTTGAGTTTGATAATCTTTCGATTGGTATGCTCCCTTGGATCTCTCACGAGAACTATGACGAGTGTATGGAGTTCATTCAATCTTCGAAGTCGCCCATCATTGCTTCTCACCTTGAACTGAATGGATTTAAGATGATGAAAGGTGCGGCAGTTGCATCTCATGGTATGGATCCAAAACTCTTCTCAAGATATGAGATGGTTCTTTCCGGTCACTATCACACAAAGAGCGAAGAAGACAACATTCACTATCTTGGAACGCAATACGAATTGACTTGGGCTGATGCGGGTGATCCAAAACACTTTCATATACTGGACACCAATACACGAGAGATTGAATCAGTCAAAAATAAACATTGCCTTTTTCAAAGAATTCGTTATAATGATACGCAATCTTTACCTGAAATATCAAAGAAAGATATTGAAGGAACATTTGTAAAAGTTGTAG